TATTCAGTCCAATTGGGTGGCACTTGCCCTATGAAAAAACTTTTTGGTTGCGTTGCTTTACTCATTACTTATTCTTACTAGTATAGAGACCGTAACTATCACGAGCCAGTGTCAATGATGTGATGGATCTTGTTGGTTCATAATGGTGGCATAAATCAACTATTAAGTATTTACCACTTTGAACAGGATCTGTAGAACCCTGTTCTTTTTTAGATTGCGTAACAATCTCAAAGTCACATATAATTGTATCACCTGCTTTTAGATTAGGATTACATGGAATTTGAATATCAACCAACTGACTGAATAATATATTATATCTCATTGCTGCCTGTGCTTGATATTCACTAGGATTATTATTATCTTTTCCTGCAACCGTTGGGTTAAGTGTGCCGATATCTAAAATGCTATAATGAGTTTTGGTATATGCATTCACATCAGGTGCTTCTGCTGACTGCCCTAAAGACTTAACCAATTTGCCATCTTCAAATTTATATATCGTCTCAATTTCTTCAAAAGTTTTTGGATTGAAGAAAATATTTTTAGTGAAGAAAACACCTGCATTCATGGCATTAATTACATTTTGATTTTTTCTAATAGTAGATGATAGTATTTTAAAATCGTTGGCAGGATTATCTATATTTTCCTGCAATAAGTCTGTTTTGTAATATCTTTCTACAGGTTTTTGTGAAATTAAAGAATCAATTGATTTAAAATGAAATCCATCTTGTGTTTCAAAAAAGAAAAATCCGGCACTGTCTTTTTCTATAAAAGACTTTGAACCTAAATTGCAAATTACATCAAAAACAGATCTACTATTACCAAGAAAATCATAACTATTAGCAGTTTTTTGTATCTCTGCCACTTTCATTTCAGGTAAAAACTGATTGATAAGTGTCTGAACAGAATCGCCAATATTACCCCCATATTTTTTCATTACATCAGATTCGGAGTTGAGTTTTGCTCCCTCGGAGAAGAGACTTATCGCGATTGACTCTCGTTGTGAATTTTGATCTGGATTTACTGACCCGTTCACAAATAAAGGTTTCTTACCACCAGTTTTTGAAAAATCTAATACACCCAGAGTGGATCTAATTTTAAATCGTAATTTTTCATTTCCAGAGAGAGGAAGTGCATTATAAATTGAACCATATCTTTCCTGCTTATCATATTTGCTGGAATACTTAATAGAACCTCCAGTATCCACAATCATCATTGTTGCAGTGACATTTGGGGATCGTATACTTTCATAGTAATCAAAAGCAACTGTCATTCCTTCTAGACGAACTTCTTTTTCGCCTTTGGAAAGTGTCATGATTTCGTAGTTTGATGCTGATGCTGCCTTTGACATATTATATTATACTGTTACTGGAACATACTGTATAGTATTTACACGCTGAAGAAGAAGAGTTTGTCCATCATCCTCTCCAGGGTCTGGTTGATTTATGGCACTTGCGATTTGATTCCCTCTAGGTTCTGCTGGTGTGATTGCACTTACACTTTGAGTGCTACTGCCAGCATTTGCTTGACGATTCAAATTTCTCATGTGTTGTTTAATCATATTACGCATGATTTCTCCACCACTCCACTTTGCACCACCCTGTTTGAGATACCATAAATCCCATCTAATTGGAGCCTGTCCACCAGGACCATAGTTTGGTGTTGGTGCAAGCCCATCTCTATTTGCAGCAGCTTCTGCGTGAGTCATTATATTTTTTATATTAATATCACTCTCTTTCCAACCCCATGCAAGTGCTAATTTTGCTGCTTCAAGAGTCATTGAATTGACTTGAATGGATTTTAGTGGAGTTTGTGCCCAACCTTTTGCCTCGATATAACCTTTATCTTGACCCGTATGTCCCATTGCGTTTGCTGCAATTGCAACTGAATTGGTATTTCTTCTCCATGTGTGGTTGTTTCTATCTTTATCATATCCTGAGTTATAATGGACCTTTCCAGAACCATCTACAAAAGAATGATATGGTGCTGGTCTCCCGTTGTAACCTATGCCACCACTCCAGTGGAAATATATTTTTTTAGGATTTGTTCCTGGATTAAATCCGGGATAATTTCCTCCACCTTGTGGTGTATTGACGCTATGATCATCCTTTCTGTTAGATGAGGATGTGTCATTGATTGGTGTGCTTGTTCCTGTTTGATTTGGTGTTTGTGCTGATGGTGACGCAGATGATTGTCTTCTAACAGATTCTTGCAGTGCCTCGTTTGCGTCATTATCTTCACGGAATGATGCCATACCACTTCTGCGTTCTGTTTGATTTACCAATTCTTCTTTTGTTGGCATTGATGGAGGTTTAGCACCTTTAAGTGCTGGAATAACAGATTTTAACATCTCTTCAAGTTTATCATATGCCTTGTCAACTTCGAGTAATGCCCCTCCGGTAAGTTTCCCATCATCCCCAAATGTTGCGATATTATCATACCAACTTTGTTCAGATTCTGGTCCAGTGAACGCATTAAAAAGACCAACAGCAGCATCTTTTACGCCACTCAAAAAATTTCCAATCGTGTTAAACAATTCTTCATTATCTTTCATAAATTGCTTTGCTTTGTCTATAAGACCTTGTGCAGCATTTACGAGAATTCCACCTAAAAGAAGTCCACCAAAACCAAACAGTTTATTAAGAATATTCAGAGGTGATTTTGCTAGGTTTTTTTCTGTTTTCTTTTGATTTGAACTATCTCTTTTTGATTCTAGTTGTTTTTCCTTTTCTTTTTTCTTTTCAATACTTTGTGATTTTTGTTTTTCTTCTTTCTTTTTACTTCTTAGTTTATCCTGATTTTTATTTTGTTTCTCTAAAAATTTGTTGAGATTTTTGGCGTTATTTGAAAGGGAGTTTGCTATGTTGAATGTTTTTTTTCCAAAAAACTTTCCAGTGGATACTGTTGCTTTAGCACCAACCTTTGCTCCTACGACAGCTGCCTTTGCTGTTCCTACAACTAATCCTTTTCCTACTGCTGCTACTGCTCCTAATATAGGTAAAGGCATGATACTACACCATTATACCGTAAATTTCAGAGGTCACACTTCTGTAACCATCTAAAGAATTTGAACTAGAAATCTTGGGTGCTTTAGTTGCAGGACCTTGTGGTAATTTAACCTCTGGTTTTGGTCCTTCGATAGTTTGTGGTGGCAATTCGACAATTCTCGTTCTACCTCTCTTGCCTGATGCAAGCATTTGATATATTTTTTCTGTTCTCATATTATTGACAATAGATCCATCAATATTTGGAGAAAATAATTCTGGTCCTCTTTCTCCCACCAAATATGTATTTCCTGCTTTTACAGGACCACCCATTGCTCTTGCTTCTGGTTGCTCAGGAACATAAAATCCAAATGGATTTTGCTGTTGTAAAGTTTCTGGATCTGCTTTACCACCCATTTGATAATTAAATGGTAAACCAAAATCAAATTGAAATGATTCTCCATAACCATATTCACCTGTTTTTAAAAATCTAATCGCATTATCGATCTCAGCTAGTTCTCCTGTCAATCCAGCATATGCTCCCCCTAAAGGTCCGCTCATTTTTTCTGCTTTTTCCTTCTCAAGTTGTTTTATTAATTTTTCTCTATTCTCTGGAGTAACACCGCCCATTTCCTCTAATTTTTCTACAAGCATTTTCTGCCTTTCTCCTAAACCTTGTTTTAACATCGCATACGCAAGAATAGCACCGGCTGCTAGTGCTGGAAGGAGTGCTAAACCTGCAGTCAAAAGTGCTAATACTTTACCAATTATAACAAATCCAGCAATAGTTGCTAATATTTTTGCTAGTAATTGCCAGTTTTCTTTTATTATATTAAAGAACTTAGTTATTTTCTTTTGATTTTCTGGATCTTTAAACCATTCAAATGCAGCATTAGCAAGAATACCTTTGCCTAGAATTGCAATAAAAGCCAATAATTTTTTGAATATGTTTCCAAGAGGAGACATGACTTTTTTGGTTGCACTTCTAACCGCAGAAACTATATTCTTTGCTGTTTTTTCTAATGCATTTTCTTCTTTTTTAAATTTTTCTTTGGATGTCTTCTCTTTTTGCTCTTTAGTTTCTTTCTTTTCCTCTGCTGCTCTCATAGCAAAGTCATAAGCAAGTTGCTTCTGAATCTCTACAAGAATTCTGTTGGTTTCTTCTAAAGTTGTATTCAACTTTACTTTTTCTTTTTCTGCTGTGCTACCAGGAAGTTTTTCTCCTATATCACTTTTTTGATTTTGAAGTATGTTTTTGAGTCGGGTAATTTTCTCGGCATTTACCTTAGATTTTTTTATATTATCGTTCGTTTTTTCTTCAGTTAATTTAATTAATTGTTCTTGCTTTCCTACAACTTTTTCTAAGTTATTTACTTTAATGCGAGTGGTTCTTAAAATACGAGAGAGTTTACCAATCTTACTCTCTTCACCCAGAGCAGGACCATCCTTTCCGAACACTGCCGATGAGACATTCGTGACATTTAGTTTTGGTGTTTGCTGCTCTAGGTTAGATTCCACTATTTTGCTGCTGTGCTTTTAGGTTTTCCTCTTCAATGTATTGCTGTAATAGTGTTAAGTAAATGTCCCTCTCCCATGGGATCATATTTTCAATCTCTGTTAATGAATATTTATGATGCTGAATCAAGGCAAAATTAATCTTAAAGTATGACTCAAGATTCGTATGAGCCATACCTAACTGAAAAAAGCTGCTAACCCCTCAAGAACGACTTCGGATTCGACACCGGTCTTTGGATTTTTGACTGCAATTGCGTGTGACAATTTAGGCATTGTAGTAAAAAACTTCTCAATCTGTTTGAACTGTTTGGTGTTCATTTGTTCTACGAACTCACTAAGTTCTTTCTGAGTGCAGTCAGATGCCTCCCAACTCTCCTCTTGATTATATACTGCTTCAATACAGGCAGTAATCATCGAGAGTGACTGAGATACATCATCATTTGTTTGACCAGTATCAAAATTATTTTCAATAAATTGATCCAGTGATGGATACTTAAGTTTCATTGAAAGTTCATCATCAAGTTTGACAATGTTCTTATGCCCTCTGGTTTTCTTGACTTTGATGTCGTCAATGTTGATTGACATCTCAACCTGAGTTTCATTATCATCAGGGCATGTCACATTGACTTCTACTGTTTCACCAACGGACTTTGCACGAATATTCAGGAACAAATATTCCATATCAAAGGTTGCCAAAGATTCTACTTTGATATCCTTGTTTAGAATACAATCACTAATGATTTGAATGATTGCACTGGTAATCTGATTCATGTCCTCAGATTCCA